GACATATCCATCTTGGAAGTTACGAAACGATCATGGGCTTGCTTCATCCGTATCATCTCTGCGGTTTCAAACTTTTCCATTAGAACGGCTCCTTTTCTGTCAGTGCTTCACGGATTTGTGATAATTCGATAGTTAGGTTTTGGAGCGTAGCCACCAACAACTCTTGTAAGTGTGCTGAGTACGAATGGTCAATGTCATCATATTCCTTCTTCCATTCGTGCTGAATGCCCCATGCTCTCTCATACATCATATTTTCAAGGTCGTCCATTAGAACGGCTCCTCTCCACTAGCCCAACCTTCTTCTGTGGCACCAAAGGCTTCAGCGACCTTGGCGATCTGTGGCTCTCCGCCCGAAGGCTTGTCTTGGAGAACCTTTCGAGCAGCATTGAAGCCAGCACCGAGTTGCTTGTCGCTCAGAGACTTGTACTTCTTGCCCTTCTCGGCCAAGTCGTTCAGGAAGGTGTTGGTCGGGTCAGCCTGTGCGCCTTGGAGGATTGTCTCCCAGCGTGAGTCTGATTCAACATCCATCTTCGGTGAAGTGGACTTGATCTGTTCCTTGACCTCCGACACCCGATGAGGCGCAGGAGTGTTGTCTTGGCTGTGGGAGTTCACCTTGGACATTTCCTCACGGCTAGGGCGAGTCTCGGCGGTGCTTGAGTACTTCCAGTTCACCAATGCTCGACCAATGGCTGAGGTTTCAGCGTTCTCCAATGGAGAGGTTTCGTTTGGGCCTCGGTCAGCAAAGTGTTCCTCGGCAAGTCCGGTGGACACGGGGCGATCATCGTCCTTGTGAGCAAAGATTGACGCAATAACAACAAACTGCTTCGTCCCGCCTTCTTTGCCGTAAGAGTTCAGCCACTCGGTAGCGATACGCCCGTCTGGGTGATCCTGCCAAAAGCGGGTGATCCGTGAGGCTACCGTTTCGTAGTTACTCAAATCAAAATGTGCCATTACACTTTCTCCTTTATCTCAACTCGGACTGGCGGGTTGCCAGGTCCATCTTCCATACAGGCATCAAGGTATGAACAGTAAGTACACATCCAATGCTGTCTGCTTCCCTCTGGGCTGAGGCTTTCTAGTCCCAAGTCGTCGCCAATGGCGAAACGCTCAGGAAGTAATCCATCGTTCAGGCTGTCGAGTATCTCAGTCTGTCGGAGTATCTCTTGATCTGCGAGAGGCTCAAACACTTCGGCAGGGATAATCCACTCAGCCACGCAACGCTCTGCTTCTGACAGTCCAGTTCGTTGTGCGAGTCCCTTCGAGACAGCCTCAAGACCGATGTGAACGATCACGATGTAGTGACACTTGTTCGCTACTGCGTTGAGTGCTGCTTGTAGGATTGCTGACGAACGTGGCCCAGCCGGTGTGTCGCTGATCCCCTTGTTGGAAAGGCCAATGCTTTTCTTGAAAGCCGTTCCTCCCATCGTCTTGATCTCTAGCAGGATACGAAACTCACCGTCAATGATGACACCATCAGCACTACCGCTTGACGTGATGACCTGCGAGGGAACCTCAAAGGAAGCGTCAAAGTAGTTGGAGATGGAGTTCTGTACCTTCTCGTGGATCTCCGTACCGAGGGTAGTGACCATCGTGCCAGCCATATCAAACGGCTCACGGGGGTACTTGAGTGCGGAGTAGGCCAAGGCCCTTCCACATTTCCCACTATCGGAATATCGGAATGGCGTATCAAACGCCTTCGGCTTGTCTCCGAGTTCAGCGTCCTGTGCTTGCTTCTCCTGAAGCCACAAGTGACCGTACTGGGGAGTGACAGGAATCTTCCATGATTCGTTCATGCGTCCTCCTTGGTCAGTTCAGACATAGGGTAGTCAAAGTCTGTTTCGGGGTCAGCGTCCCAAGCGACACACACCACCCCAACCTTGACCACTGTCCCTTTGAGTTCGTGGTCGTGGTTCCACGACACACGATCACCAATGTTTAGTTCCATCATCAAATCCTCCTTGTTAGATGGTGACCACATTCTTACAGGAGGTTGTAACGGTTGTCAACTATTTCTTATGCTTGCAGTCTTTATGGCGATAATCAGCAGTGATTTTCTGTAATTTCTCGGTAGGCAGGTACTCAATGTGGTACTCCTGGCCTAGCAGCCCTTCGCACTGGGAGCAAAAGAAGGCTACGTCTGTCATGGTGATTCCTATTCTGTTGAAGGGGCAAATACTTTTGGTTTGTATTCCGATAACCGTTTGCCCTCATACCTCCGACATAGGAAATCTAGGCTGACCATCATCGGGTCGTATGAGCCAGACTCTACCTGATGTTTGACGATGATGCCTCGCCAATATGCTTGCTGTGGTCCTAAGTAATCTTCATCGTGTAAATAGCAAGCCCCAGCAACCAATCCATTCTGTTGTTTGCCTGCCACATATCGGATTCCATACAACAAAGTCTGCTGGTGACCGTGAGTGAAAGAGTGTCCAATGGTCTTGAGTCGAGACTCAATCATCCCACCAATGGGTCGCCCGTTCATCAGGTTCACGAAGTAGTGGGAGTACCCCACCCCGTCTAGCCAAACGATATGTCTGAAACTATGTACGGTCCAGCCCATGCGTTCATAGTCCAGGTCGTCGGTGGAGATAGTGCCATCGAGTTTGGAGTCAAGTGATATGGCTCGGTTGATCCGATCTTCGTGATTTCCCAGTAGGATGTGTCGCTCTGGTAACCACCGTCGTTCCTTGTACTGCTTACGAATACGGTTGTACTCCACGATTGGTTCATTGAGAATCTTCCATCCATAGTTCGCTGCCTCAATATCTGCTTTATACCTACGGCCTTCCATTTCTTTTTTACCTACGTCATAGGAAGAAAGGCTCGGCATATCAGCGTGGTCGCCTAGGTGGATGATCTTGACATTAGGCTTACCGGCCCAGTTGTCCACGATGTACTGCCCTATCCATTTTAGATGATCGAGCGGTACCCCTGGTTTTACCTGGGTGTCGGGGATGACAATGTGGGTTTGGAGTTCCTGCTTCTTCATTAGATTTTGTCCAGAGCATTTTCACAAGCGTTAGATACATTTTCAATCGCCATATCATACGGCCCATAGCCATTACTATTTGTTCCAAACGCTAATTCTTCGGCATCTTTCTGACTAATAGTAATAGTCACAGTTTTTGCGTTTCTAACTTCAACGCTGTCAAGAATTTTTCCAAGCCATTCCGCATCTTCCGCCGTTAGGTTGTTTGGCAATTCGTTATTAGGTAATTCGGTCATGGCGTTTGTCCTTTCGGTTGCGTTACCCAGGCTAACTCGGCTGGGGTAATCTGGAAGGGATCGCTCGGACACATCCAACCACCATGCTCCCAACTCCTAGCCACAAGTGCTGAACAGATGAGAGCGTTACCCCTTCTACGAAAGTCAAAGGCAACAATCTTTGGAGTGAGCAAAGTAAGGGCGATGGAGAAGATGGTGGTTACGGAATACTTGATACCGTTTTGGCGAAGCGCATAGTCAACGGCTTTCACTCTGTCTACTCCCTTGGGGCAGGGGCGCACGATGTAGTAACCCTTGGGGGAAACTTCGTCTATGTCCACAATCTCGCCACGACGACCCATCTGCATACAGCGAATCTTTCCATCGTTGCGGATGCCCACGACGATAGCGGTGTGGTTCCATCGCTTCCAAGGTCGCCACGAGGGTCGGAGCCATTGACCGAATCGAATCAGGACAGCGAACGCACCTCGACTGTGGGCAAGAACTAAATCACCAGGCTGGATGTTGCTGTTGGGGGTAACTTTTTGCATCGTTGGTTCCTCCATCAAATAAGATTTCTACCCGCTATGGGTGGACCATCCTTTATTGCCACAAGATTAGCGCATACATAAGAAATATTGTGTTCTTTGTGCCAATCGCTCGGGAAGAAGGTTTCTAGTTTGGACACCACAAACTTGCACTCAATCTCAGGCACGAATCGGGAAAACTCCCTGTCGGTGTAGTACCAAAATGAGTTCTCATTCCAGTAGGCAACGTGGGTCGGGTCTTGATATGCCCCTCGCCCATCGCTTGAAGGAGTCAGGCTCAACAGCATCCCGCCGTGGGCCAGGACTCGGTAGCACTCGTTCATTATGGCGATCTTGTCCTCAATGTGTTCTAAGAAATCCACAGCCCGCAGAACACCCACAGAGTTATCCACAAAGGGCAGGCCCTCGGTAACGTCACAGACGTAATCCACATCCCCTTGCTTGTCGAGCGTGGCGTAGCCAGCCGTAGCGTTGTGCGCTGCTCCTAGATCAACCGCCATCAGGTTCTCACGTTTTGCCCATGCCAAAGCGTTCTTCTGGATATTTGAATCGTAGATCTTGACCGTCTTATCCTGGATCATGGCGTTCTTCTCGGGGTCACGCTGAGTGTTCCCTGGGTGGATTCTCTGCTTGTAGAGAACCTTCGGGATGTGGACGAAAGGACCCTTCTGATAAAGCCGGTTCATCAGGTCTTGGTCGTCAAGCACCAATAGAGTGCCGTCATACCCCCCTATTTCTTCGTATAAGGCTCTAGGAAATGCTCTTGGGTGGTTCGGTGCGTACCAAATGTACGAGACGTTAGAGGGCAGATCAGGGAAAGAGTGGCATTGGAGGGTTCCGTCCTCTTGTTCGGAATACTTCCAGTTATGGGAGAGATCAAACAGATCGTGGTTGGGGGTGCCATCGCTGTCTACTTGGGTGGTGTCGCCATAGACCAGGGAGGCTTCGGGGTTCTTATCAAAGGCTCGGACTATCTCAGCCAAGCAGTCGGGGGTGAGCAGGTCGTCATGGTCTAACTCCACCATAATCTTGCCTTCGGTGGCCGCTACTGCTTCTCGTTTCAGGGCTCCGATGTTTGTCTCGGTAGAGTTGTGGACCCACACCCGTTCATCGTTGGGCCTTGTCCACTCTTGGTTATGGTTGAGAACGACGATCCATTCCCAGTTTTCATAGGTCTGCTCAACTAAAGAAGCGAAGCAGTCGTCTAGGTATTTAGGGTCATGTGAGGGTGTAAAGACAGATACAAATGCCATGCGGCACAGTCTAACCCCTTTTTATGTGTTGCTTGAGGACCATGACTTCTCGCTCCATCCAGCGGATCTTGGCATCCCGTTCTTCTTCTTCCTGGGTTTGGTCCTCATCTTCAATATTGCTGCTCAAATGGGTGGCGTGTTTGGTGGCAAAGAACCCTGTCACGAGGATTGGTAGTACTCCTAGCCAGCCCCACCAGCCGTAGTCAGAGGTCAGTCGAGTCGCAGCAACAGAGAGAATGGTTATCTTCGCTAGGTCGCCAAGTGCGTCCATCGCTCCTGCTAAGTTCCCTTTCCCTGCCGAGATAGCCCTCACCAGGACTGTACCAACTGAATCCATGACCGCCATCCCAATACATCCGAGGACTGCGTAACCGACGATGGGCCAAAACATTGAATCTCCTAAAGGTGTTTGAAACTAGTGAAGTGCTTAGGACAACGATCTTTCTTGTAGGTTCCGTTTGCACGAGCGATTTTCCACTTGCCACAACAGAATTGAAGAATGTGGTCCCAGCACATTTCCTCACGACTGACTGCCTGCTCTGGACATTTCGTACATTTCACCAATGATCCTTGTCGGACTTGCGTCGGGAATCTTCTAACTCTCTGAGGATTTCGTGAACGTCCGTAAGTAGTTTATTCAGTTCCCCCAGTTCTTTATTCTGGCGTTCCTCTATCAGCCTCAGTTGTTCGGTCTGAACAGAAGTCGCTTGAGCGAGGGCTGGCTGGGTGATCGCTGAGTACACCGTCAGCAGAACGAGCAACCAAAACCAATGGGGATCGAGCGTAGGCCAAGCAATCTCGACAATGACAATCAGTACGCATACGCCAAGCGTTTGCCACACAGCCCCGCCACTTACGAACCACTTGTCGAATCTTGCTAGAAGAATTGCTCCGAGTCGGTTGGTCCAGTTTCTCCATCTATCTATCACGCCAACCCCTCGTGCGCCCCAAGGTGTCGCTCTAATTTGAGGCCCATCTCATCAAGTTCGCCCTTGACCGCATCAAGTT